CACCTGTTAGTAATTCAAGTGAAGAACCTACAGGTATTGGTGCATCTTTAACCAAGAAAGCTGTTCCGTTGGTTGCTCCTCTACCACCACCTGATGTATCAGATACAAGTTCTACTTCTGTTGTTACTTGTGAGGTATGTATGTTTGTAAGTATTAGTCCAATCACTACTGTAGTTGTACTGCCCGGAGTTGTGTATATTGTATACGGAGTTCCTGCAGCATTTGGCTCGGCAGCGAATGTGACCACTTTAAATGTATTTGCCATAATATTATCCTAACGCTATCGCAAGTGCTGTGGGATCGTCTGAAGTAAATCCTGCACTACTTAAATATGTTTTAACATCGGATAAAGCAACCTGCTTCATTGTTCCGTTGTCGTTTGTTACTACTCTGTCTGCATCTACTAAAGTTGTAGAGGAAGCGGATGTATCACCATCCATAATATTTAATTCTGTTGCTGTGGACGTTACACCATCAAGTATATTTAATTCTGCTGCTGTAGATGTAACAGAAGTTCCTGCTATCTGCAATGTAGTTGCATTTACCTCACCGCTAGAACCATATATAACTGCTTTACTGTTAACTATTGTACCTGCAGATGAACCATCAATTAAATTAAGTTCTGTTGCTGTGGACGTTACACCATCAAGTATATTTAATTCAGCAGGGGTAGATGTAATTGCTGTATTACTTGCTGCGGCTAGCACAGGTATTGTTCCTGATTGATTAGGTAAATTTATAGTTCTATCCGCTGTAGGATCTACAATGGTAAGTGTAGTCTCGTGAGCATCGGCAGTAGCACCCTCAAATATAATTGCGTTTTGAGCGTTCATTGTGACTGTATCTACAGTAGTAGTCGTGCCTGCTACAGTTAATTTTGGTACAAGTAATTCACCTGTGCTTGGGTTGTATCTTAATGCCCCTGTGTCGTCTAATAAAGCATTTGATTCATCATGAAATACTATAGGAAAGTTTGTGTTCGCATTACTGTCAGTAACGGTTACTGTAGCTGCTAACGTAGAATTTGCTGTTGTAACTCCTGCAATAACTGTATTAAGAGCCGTGCCATTAACTGTTATCGCATCTGCTTCAAGTGTGCCGTCTATATCTGCGTCACCACTTACATCAAGAGAACCTGCATCAAGCTCACCTGTTAACGTGATATTCCTAAAAGACGCTACATCTTTGTTTGCATCTGCTGTCACAACTTTACTTGCAACGACTGTACCTACAGATGCACCTGTGTCACTGTAGTTAAGTTCTGCTGTTGTTGCAGTTACTCCATCAAGAATATTTAATTCTGCTGCAGTGGATGTTACATTAGTACCACCAATATCTAATGTAGTTGCGGATATCTCACCTGCGACTGTTACTACACCATCTGCTAGTGTAATTAAATCTGTATCGTCTGTGTGTCCAATATTTGTTCCATTTATAACAACATCATCTATATCTAAAGAACCACCTGAAATCAAACCTGTAGTTGTTATTGTAGATGAACCTGTATCAATAGTACCAAAGCCACTTGTAATAGAACCACTGTTTAACGCACCAACTGTTGTAGCCGCTGTAGTTACAAGATTAGGCATTGCAGTTATTTCATCATCAAAGTAAGCAGATAAGTCTGTGACTGCTACTTGCTTCATTGTTCCTGCATCGTTTAGTACAACTCTGTCAGCGTCAGCCACAGTTACTGAACTTGCAGAAGTATCACCATCCATAATATTTAATTCTGTTGCAGTAGATGTTACGCCATCCATAATGTTTAGTTCAGCAGCTGTTGCACTTATTGCCGTGCCATTGAAATTTATTGCATCTAAATATGCTATGCCATCGATGTATATGTCTTTCCATTCTTTTGAAGAGCTACCTAAATCATAAGTGCCATCATCGTCTGGTATAATGTTAGAGTCTACTTCACCACCAAAAACAATATTGTCTGTATTAGCATCACCAAGAGTTACAGTCCCACCATTAAATGTAGTTGTACCTGTAACAGTTAAATTACCTCCTACAGAAGCATTTCCGCCTACAGTGAGGTTTCCTGTTACATTATTTAAAGATTCTACTACGTTTGTGCCATCACAATATACAAATCCTGTTGTTCCATTAGGTATAGCAATACCACTACCTGAAGATGTTTTGATTGTAACTGCTTGTCCAGTTGCATTTTTTACAATATATACCTTGCTAAGTGCAGGACATATTAATGTAGCAGCTCCGCTTAAATCACTGGTTGTATCCGTAAGATTTAATATAGCAGCTCTAGCTTCTGCTGTCGTACCATCTGCTGTTGACAGCGTTGCAGAGTTAGTGCTCCAAGTGTTTATTGTCTTTAGACCTGCAACTGCTTCTTCTATCATAGATGTTATATTATTATTAACAACATCTCCCCAAGAACCACTCAACTCTCCTTGAGTAGGTAAAGCAAGTTTTAAAAGTGTACTATATTGTGTTGCCATTTATCAAACCTCACTATTAATTAAATTATTACACGAACAAGTTAATATATGCAAGAACTTCATCTTAACTCCATCATAATATGCGTATAATCGCATTATTAGCATCAGCCGTAGGAAATGATATTACAAAGTTCCCAGAGCTAGATTGTTTATTTTCTCCAAAATCAATAACTGCTATTGCAGGATTACCTGTTGCACTTTTATATATCAAAGCTCCTCGGGCTGTAATAGAAGAAGAACTCCAAGTTACATCAGAAAAATCCAAAAAGGCTGTGGTGCCTGATGACGCAGGGTTTGCTGCTATGGTAAGAGCTTTACCACCTGCATCGTATCCTGTGCCTGACACTTCGTTAGTTGTACTGTAAGCTGTAGTTGCAGCACTTAAAGTTGCAGAAGATGTATATAAGGCTATTTTAAAAGATTGAGAAGTATCACTACTAAAATCCATCTCACCATCTAACAGAGCTATCTTAAAAGATGTGCACATAGCTTGTGTGATTGCCATCTATCTCTCCTAACCTACATTCGTCTTAAATTGTCCAGAACGATAATAATCTTGTCTAAGCTTACCATCTCCAGCTTGTTTAAGTAATGTTATAGCCTGTAAAAAGTGCTTATCATATAAAGCCACCATATCAGCTTCACCCTTTTGAAATCTAATTGCCTCAAGTAATGTACCGTTTAGTAATGCTGTATCAAAATTATCTCCTAAATAAGTACCTCCTGCAGATACAATAGACGTAGGGTATTTTGCATATATATGTTCTATTTCATAGTTTTGGTCTGGAGTTGGAGCTAACATTAATTTTATATTAGACCCTCCAGTACTATGATAAGCATAAAATTTAGGTAATCCGTATTTTGCACTTGTGTTCACAGGGTAAGCGTCACGTAAGAAATTAACATCTTTGTTTAACAAATAAGTTGTAGTGCTACTACTAATTACAGCTAAACTATAAGTATAAAGATACCCGTCTGGAGTAGTATATAGTTTATTTGTAGCTGTAAGAGGTCCACTATCTACAGTGCGCATTGCTGGTAACTCTACAGAATTAAATATTTTCTGTTCTGCCTGTTGTGCAAACAGTGCGTGTTGATCTGCTGTGAACGTCTGCTCACATATAGATTCTACGTTTGCTTTTAAACTTGTATAATTCATAACTTACACCTTAAAAGAAAAACCCTTTGTAGCTGCTCCTGCACCTCTAGCTTTTATAATACCACCAGTAGTATACTTTTTTACCATACCACCTTTTTTCATGAAACCCATATTGTTAACTGTTTCTGGTGACTTTTTCTTTAACGCTTTTAATCCTTTAGCATTATCGGGTATCTTTTTTAAACCCCCAGGATTGTTAATTTGTTTTCCCATACTAGATCTATTAAGCATATTATTCTCCTTATGAAGTGGTTACTGTTACTTGCCCCACAGCCATAGATGCAGCGAAGCTTAGTTTGTTAAATTCAGAACCTGAATATATTAACGCCCTACTGGCTGCATAGCCAGCAAAATCAGGTCTTGGATCACGTATAGCTTGAGGATCATGCACAGGAAACATACCTTGTCTATTCTGTGGGTGGTCAGGACCCCAACATTCTATACATGCTTTTAAATTAGTATTATTACCTCTTACTATTAAATCACGTAATTCTTTTAGTTTGTACCTAAATCCACATATATCACATTCGGCTAATGCTTTGTTATTAGTTGCAAACCTATTTGACATAACTAAATCCTATTAACACGAGGAACAAAATGTTCCGACGTTTTCTCTCTATCTTCTCCAGCAGCTAGATTATACTGCTCATCATATGCTGCCTTCAACATAGTTATCCTATCTGCTAGTTCAGGAACTTTCATAGATATATGATATGCTAGTCCTGCCACTAAACAGGGCAAAAATCTAAAAGACATATCTGCAGTTTCTACACCACTACCTGCATCTTCTATTCTTCTCATTCTGTAATACACGAACGTGTAACTGGTATCAGGTA